GACATTGAAGCAACAAGGATGACCAACGCTTTTGCGGAGATCATATTAACAATACAGCCCATGCTTGTGAAGTGTATGGAAACTCTAGGAGACGAGTGCACCGTAGTTGTTGTAAGGCAGTTGGCAATAGAGTTCTCTGCCCGATACCTGCTCGCAGTGAAGGTTACGGTCAAAGATGCCAACAAAGAAGAATTGGTTGAAGATTTAATGAACGCAACATTTATTCGACTAGGGGAGTTGATGGAAGATGCTGTTGGCTTGGGCCTTCTAAGGCGCACACAATGATCATCACCAACAAGTACAACCTCCCGCAGACGTTTGTTAACGTCCTAAAGCGCCCGTCTTACTCCAAGGGAAAGTCCAACATCTCGGCCACCGAGTTGATCTCTTCCCCGCGGATTGTCCAGCTGCGCAAGCTACACGCCGATCAGATTGAGCAGGACGTTAGCGAGATGGTCTGGTCCATCTTCGGCACGGCTATTCACGGCGTACTGGAGCATGGCAAGGATGACCACCACCTAGTCGAAGAACGCTTACATACCAGCGTTGACGGCTGGGCCATTTCCGGCGCCATAGACCTACAGATTGTCAATCAGGACGGCACTATCACCGTTAATGATTACAAGACTGTGGGCGCATGGTCGGTGATGAACGAGAAGATCGACTGGGAGCTACAGCTAAACATCTACGCTTGGCTTGTCCGCAAGGTAAAGAACATCGATGTGAGCAAGCTGGAGATTGTGGCCATCATCCGCGACTGGAGCCGTAGGGACGCCGCCATAAAGGCATCCTACCCTGATGCCCCTGTGAAGGTTATTCCCATTCACTTATGGCCATACGAGCGCCAGCAGGAGTTTATCCAGCAGCGCATTGAGATTCACTCCAACGCCCTGTTTGACCTTGAGACAGGCGACGAGTTACCCCACTGCACCTCTGAGGAGATGTGGGAAAAGCAAACAACCTACGCGGTTAAAAAGATTGGTGGAGTCAAGGCACGCAATGTCTGTGACACCAATGAGGAAGCTCTAGCCAAGGTGGTGGAGTACGGAAAAGAGTACGAGATAGAAGTGCGTCCAGGAGAACGGACGCGCTGCGCTAACTTTTGCTCTGTTAGTAAATGGTGCAATCAGTACCAGGATTATTTAAAAACCAAGGAGTAAGCATGAAGGATTGGATGGAAAGGGATGGCATTCAAGAAGTTGAAACCAAAACGGAAGGCATTACTGCTGACCACGTTTGGTACAACGCAGATATTTTGACGCGCAAGATGTCAGGTTGGTCGTTTGAATTTCAGCGGCTGGTTAAAACAATGGAGGACCGGCACAATGAACATCTCAAGATAATTGCTGATCTTTTAGCAGAAAACCAGCAACTTAAAAATCAGTTAAAAAACAAGGAAAAGCATGGTACATAAAAAATTAATGCAAGCGCGGATACGTCTGCAAGGCACAAAGCTAAAGAAGACCGGATTGAACAAGTTTGCCGGTTACAGTTATTTTGAACTGGGCGACTTCTTGCCCGAGATCCAAAATATCTTTAACGACCTAGGTCTATGTGGGGTTGTTTCTTACGAGCAAACCTACGCAACCCTGTCCATCACCGACATTGATGACGGCACAGTGATTGTGATCTCTAGCCCTATGGCTGGTGCCGAACTCAAAGGCGCACACCCCATCCAGAACCTAGGCGCGGTTGAAACCTACCAACGCCGCTACCTTTGGATGACGGCCATGGAGATAGTAGAGCATGACGCTATTGATTCCTCTTCCAGAGTAGACGAGCCAAAGCCAAAGGCAGAACCAAAAGCGGAGCCGAAGAAAGTAGTCAAGGGCGACACGTTACCGCCTCAGTGGGTAGAGCCTAACGAACCTTGGACGATTGTGGTTAACGCCGAAGACCCTAAACAGTGGAACGAGCTACTGATAGCCGCAACCAAGTTAAAGCTGCAATACGCTGACAGCGAAGACAAGGTTAAGGAAATGTACAAGGTTAACCGCCAGCATTACGACCATGCGAAAGCAGAGTCACCAGAGGTCCATGCGGAAATCATGGATTTGTTTAAAGAAGCGAAAGGAAGGTTTTAATGGAATACTCCAACACAGGTGCGCTGTTCACCTCAATGAACAAGCGAAACGAGAAAGCGCCGGACATGAACGGCAACATGAAGTTTGATAAAGCCTACCTCATGGATATGATTGATAAAGCAAAAGGCTCAGATGAAGTAATTATCAAGCTGGACGGCTGGGTCAAGCGCGACAAGAACAACAACCGCATGGTTTCAATGAAGGTAAATACCTACGTTAAGCCTGCTTCAACTCAAGAAAAGGACCCATGGGATGACTAAGAAGACACCAACCACAGTTAAAGAGTGGAAAAAAGTTTGCGTCAATTTGAACAGTGCTTTGCAACTATCAATTGACAATGAAATCAAGCTTGACGAAAAGCTTTGCAAGCTTACAGACCAGCTTGAAAAAGTTGAAGAGCAGCTAACCATGTCTGTTGGCGTGATCAAGTACTTGGAGATGAAGCTTGAGCGAACCAATCCAGTTTGAGGGCATCAAGACCGGGCTGAAACAGTCCAAGGACGGCTATGTTCTAACTATGGCTGTCCATCCTGATGATCTACCAGATGACCTAATGCGGGACTTTGTTGGATCGCGTTATGTTGTTGTGATGGTACGGCTGGGCGACGATGAGCAGCCCATGGTCCGTGAACACGAGTTTCCAGGCGATCATGCCGTTAAGATGGCTGGAATACTCTGCCGCGATCCTGAGTTCTGGGAGTGGCTGCACAAGAAAGAGTGGCTCATGGAAAAGAACGAAAAGGCCTGCGCCTCTTGGCTGATCTTCTATCTGGGCATAGAGTCCCGCAAGGAGCTAAAGACAAGTGAGGAGGCCCGCGATCTATTTAACCGTCTTAAAGCAAGCTTTGAGGCTTGGAGGAAACAATGAAGAAACTAATCCCCTACAGCGTATATCTACCTGTGGAATATCACGACAAGATCAAAGTCTTGGCAGCACAGCGCAAAGCATCAGCGATGGTGCGGGATGCCATTTGCATGATCCTTGATGGCAATGATGCCTACAAAGCTGGCTACAACAAAGCCCTGAAAGACTGCACCCGACAGATTGATGAGGTCAAAGAGATTGAGCATATCGCCGTCAGAGGCAAGTACCTTAACAGTCTGTTGACTTTAAAAATTGAAGCCTTGGAGATGTGATGGATGAATTCGACAACATGCAAAACGCCATCTATGAGGCCATAGCAAATACAGAATGCAAGGAACCAATGAACGCCGTTATGGCTCTTTGCTCTGTGATGTGCGATCTTATGGTCCAGCTTAAGATGGATAACGAAAACCAGGCTGTTAACGCTGTTATACACACCCTGCGTATAGCAAGAGAAAACCGCCAGAATACGGAGATCCACTAATGACTGAGCATGAAGAAAACCTGCGCGACTTGGCGGCTATGTTTGCCATGACCGGCTTAATCATTAGGAATAGGGAAGGAGAACAAATAGTTCCTACCGCCTTTGAGTTGGCCGACTACTTCATGGAGTCGCGTAAACCAGAGGAGGGTATTGCGGCCATCAAGAAGACCCGCAAGAAACATGTACAGGAATCGCAAGCCGGGGAAATTTAAATGGACCCCTTTTTAATCACAGAGCCAACTTGCATATCGTTTAGCGGAGGGAGGACTTCTGCTTATATGCTTTGGAAAGTATTGCAAAGCAATGGCAAGCTGCCAGATGAAACATTCATTCTATTTGCTAATACCGGCAAAGAAGATGAAGTAACGTTAAATTTTGTACAAGAATGCTCGGAACGTTGGAATGTGCCAATCACTTGGTTAGAATTTGATCCAGACGCAAAATTTAAAGTTGTGGACTACAAAACTGCTAGTCGTAATGGAGAGCCTTTTGAAGCATTAATAAAAAAACGTAACTACTTGCCAAACACGTTTGCTAGGTTTTGCACATCAGAGCTAAAAATTCTGCCAATGAAAAAGTATTTAGAGTCACTAGGTTACGAAGACATTGTTACTTTTGTTGGAATAAGAGCAGACGAGCCAAGACGAGTGGCAAAGATGAAGACTAATGCAGACATTAAAGAAACGCCATTGGCGACTGCAAATGTTGGTGTAGATGAAGTGCTTGCGTTTTGGAGTAATCAACCATTTAATTTGCAAACGATAACGCTTGATGGCAACTCATTGCTAAGCAACTGTGATTTGTGCTTTCTAAAAAAAAGCAATCATTTGTTGTCTTTGATAAAAGACAAGCCAGAAAGGGCAGTTTGGTGGATAAACATGGAAGACAAAATTGGCGCAAGATTTAACCAAGCACATCCTTCTTACAAATCTTTATTGCAATTTTCAGAAGATCAAATTGATATGTTTGATACGGATGAAGAATCCATTGCCTGCTTTTGTGGCGATTAAAAGTGTACAGGAATCGTAAGTTGCTGGACGCTGCGCGTGAGTTGCCCTGCCAACACTGTGGTACGCAAGATGGTACGGTAGTGGCGGCTCACAGCAATCAATTGAGGGATGGCAAAGGCCGCGGCCTTAAAGCGCACGACTACAGGATTGCCTCACTCTGTTACAAGTGCCACGCCGACCTGGATCAGGGCACGCATATGAGCAAGGCCGAAAGAATTGAGATGTGGGAGGAAGCACACCGCAAGACTATCGGCCTTTTCTTTGAACGCGAGATTATTGGGCTGCTCTGACCTTATCGTTAAATGCTTGCATAGCCTTAACCTTCCTGGCATCAATAGCATCAATTATTGCTTTTGGTTTGTTTTGTGCAATTGCATCCCTTTTCTCTTTGTTAATGGTGCCAACAGCTTTTTGGGCAGCATTAGCTTCACTCCAAAGTCTGGCCTCTGGGTTGTCTTTTAAGTATTCGGCTACAGGCTCACGATTTTTCTCGCGTTGCTTAATTTCATGCTCGAATACATTCATTCTTTCTATGTTGTCATAGAACCTGGATGAGGTGGCGGCTGGAGTCTTAGTCTCGCCAAAGAACTTGCCAGCAACTGGAACGCGATACATGGGTTGTTCTTCACCCCTTACCGCTGCGCCAACAGACTCACCGGCCTTAACCATCTCTCTGAACACGCCGCCAAAATATTGCTCGGCCAAGTAATCCAATTGGTCTGCGGTTGGGCTAATTTTTCCTTTGGTATGTAATGTTCCAAAAGGGGAAGAGGACCAGTTAAGGAAGTAAGCAATACCTTTACTGATAGCGCTGGCGTTATCTCTTGACCGCTCATATCCCGGAGTTTCTTCGCCCGGACGATCTGTCCTTGCAATTGGACGGCCAAAAGCATCTTTATTCATCAAGATATTTGCCATTGGGTCCAATGGAGTGGGCATTAGCTGCTGCCAAGTAGCTCCAATACCCAATGGATTTACAGAATCAAACATCATTGGAAGAATGTTAAAAATCTTATCAGAGGCAGATTCGTTGCTCTTCATTGCCTTTGACTTGATTAAAAACGCCTCTGTCAACATACGGCCAATTCCTGGCAACATGCTAAATCCTGGGGGATAAGGAGGATACATAACAAAGTACTTACCACCACCAGTTGGGATAACAAACGCTTTTTCTTTTACAAACTCTGGCGGATCATCATCATCAAAACCAGCCGCAAGAAGTAATAAGGCTTGCACGATGCCAAGCCCAATACCGCCAGCAATAATGTTTCTTCCTTTTGGCCCAGATAAAACTTTTGCAACAGTTACTGCGCCTTGTATACCAGGGTTAATAAAAGAGAACCAGGCTTGTAATTTTGGAACCAGTGCGCCCTTCTTATCAAAGTTAATAGTGACATTTTTGGCTAAGCTTGCAGCCTTGTCATCGCTCATATTGTTGTCAAGGACCGCGACTTTAAACGTAGCCAGACGCACGGCATTTTCCATTGCCTCGTTGTAATCGGACAAGTAATCAAATAACCAGTGGGCACCAGCCATAATCTTGCCACGATCCATTTCTGCAAGTTTTTTATCAATTAGGCTAATTTCATCAGTAGCCGCCCTGATGCTTAGTAGGCCTTTTATGCCCCAACCTTTTTCCAGCTTTTCAAGCCTGGTCTTTTGTTGAATAAAGTTTGCAGAAACACCAGTCTTTCCTCCAGCTAGTCTATAACGCTGGTAAAGATCGCGCCATTCTTGTGGTGTTAATTCATCTTTATCAAGAACATTTTTTGATCCACTCCAGCCGCGCTGCTCTTTAAAGATTGCAGCCAATGCGGGCATGACGGACTTCATTACCTTGCCCTTCTGGTCGGCAAGCTCTGTAGTGGATAGTTGGAGCAAAGCAGTGCCAACGTCACGGCCAAAGTTAAAGGCTCCGAAGATTGGGTTGTACTGGGTGTTAATGGCCGAGATCCAGCGCGTAATCATGCCGGCAGTACCAAGGAAGATGCCTAGCTTTTCAACATCCAGGTTTCTCAAGGACTTAACCATACGCATTGCGCGCTCATCGCTGGGGTTAAAGATGATGAACCAGTCCTGGCCATTTATGCGAACAGGGAAAACGTTATCCATGCTACGCATAGCTGGGTTGACAGCGTATTTAACAAGCCCAGTCTCTTTATCAATAGATGGAGACTTTGGCTCTTGCAGCATATTTTCTGCTTCGTCCGCAGAGATACCAAGAGACTGCACCTCTTGCCTGAACTTCTTAATGCTTTTTATTGCATTGGGATTAACGGGCACCCAAAAGTTTGGATTTGGATTTGTTAGCACCAGGCCCATGAGCGACTTGCCAACGCGGATACGCTCAGCCCTGTCAATGGCGCGCTTATGCTGCAATATGATGTTCTGCAAAATATTGGCAACATTTTTGGTTGATCCAAATGCGCGTTTGGAGAATGATCCCCTGGAGCCAAGGCCACCGCCATTGCCAACGCCATGATTAACGAAGTCTAGATCTTCACGCTGCAACGGAACGTAATGCTCGTATGTGTTGTTCCAATCATTAATAGTCTTTTGTGTTTCAGCGCCAGAGTCCACCAAAATCTTTTGAGTGTCATCAACAATCTTGTCAAACATGTTGGCAATTTTGTTGTAAATCTTCAGTTTGTTTTCCGGGACTTCTGCTAGATATTTAAGCGCCTTTGCTGTTTCAATGCCAGATCCACCATCAGGCAATGATGGGTTAATTTTTGCTATTTGCTCATTGCGCTCTTCCGCATGGCGGTTATGCATGTACTCCTCTACCTCAATAATGCTCACTTTGTTCTTGTACATTTCCTGAACAATTGGCATGATTAAGTTATCAATGAAGTTTTCTTCACGCGCAGCTTTGCGGCTAATGAAGCTTTCATTCTTGAGGTAGGGATTAATCTGCTCATTCAACAATTCTCCACGCACTTTTTGAATTGCATCAATGACACTCTTCATGTCGTGCTGCTTGTCAAGGAAGTTGTACGCAAAGGTATCCAGTGGAGATGAGACTGGTGCCTCAAATGCTGGCTCTGGAGCTTCATTGCCTCTAAAGTTTCTGCGCTCAATAGAATAGTAATCACCAGCACCTAACATATAGTTGGTGACAAACTTTCCATCAGACTTTGCAAGGCTATCCAGCGCACGGATGATGGAGGCGTCAGACTTCAAGCCAAACAACGACTTGATCTTTTGGCCCAACTCTTTGAGCCAGTTCTTCAGGCGAGCAAGGACGCCGCCTCTAACGGCATCAAAACGGGCTTTAACAATGTCGGAGCCATTGACAGCCCAGAACTCAGATGGGTTAAAGTACTCGTAAAGATTCCTTGGAACCATGCCAAGCTTAAGCATTTCCATTGCAAATTCTTCACTAGACCCACCTTTCTGAAGTGCTTCTAATAAAGATTTTATTTGCTCGTAAGCTTTTTCTGCGCCCTTGGGGACTTCTATGTTGGCTATATTGCCATCGCCATAGTGGGCATCCATAAGGGCGGCAAAGTAAAGCTTTTCACTTGGAGTCTTAGCTGCCTTGGCGGCTTTGGCAAGCTGAGATGACCAAGCCTTGCGGATAGCCTGCTGTATCTTGGTTGGCATCATGCGCTCAAGATGATGCAAGATCTCATGTACTGTTGTTAAGTCAGATCCGCCATTTTTAATAATCGTCATGATCCGCTTATAGGCGTCGTATTGACCACCTTGACCTGGCTTGCCTTTGCCAATAATAGATACGCCTAAGTCGCTAACAAGATCTTCGTTGTTCACCATAAACCAAGTGGCTAAGTCACGAGCTTCGCGTGAAATTTCTTTGGCATCGACGGCTTGATTTAATCTTGTTTGAATGTGCAGAAACCCACGCTTGCGTTCATTGGGCTCTTCGTTAAGACGTTGCTCTTCATCAGCAGCAATGGCCGCATCAGCCCGCTCAACAAACTGTTCGTCGGTTATGCGGCCATCTTTGCGCATCCGGTTAAGAGTCTTGATGGTGCGCTTTAGTGATTCAGAGCGTTTCTTCTGTTCTTCCTCTGCGTAGCCTTCTCTCCCTATGTTATAAAGATAATCAGCTTTATCTCCATAAGTAACATTTTTAGCCAAAACCATGTTGCCAATTTGTATAACTTGTTCCGCAGCTATGACTGGTTGAGTTGTATTTCGGTCATAGAAATAAGCATGGCGAGTTGGGTCTACAGCAATCTGAGTCCAAGCCGGATCATTCATTGCCTCCACAGCATTCACATAAGCCGTAGATGGATCGGTTTTAACGTACTCCCCCTCCATTGTTTGAAGGGCATCTTTTGAGGCTCCTGTAGCAATATCTAAAGCTTTAGTTTGGCTACCTAATCCAAAGGTTACATTGTTGATTACAGCAACACTGTCATAGCCAATCACTTTGCCGGGGCCACTTTTGTTGCCCTTCTCATGGATTGAAACAACGTATACACCCTTGCGGTTAAAAGCTGGTATATCCAGACGCAGGCCAACGCGAGTGCCGTCTGAAATGGCTGGGTTAATTTTTTCTTTTTTATCCGAACTTAAAGCCTCAACCATTTGCTCTTTAGTAGCTGGCTTTAATGGGACTTGGTATAAATAAATTGGCCTGTATTTATTTACTAATTTATCAAACTCAGCCGCCGACATTCTTCCAGCTTTAACTTCTTTTGCCGCAGCCGCCAACTCAGGAGAACGCCCCGGAGGTAATTTTTTACCCTCAACACTGTAGAAAGTTTGTTCCTTTGGTTCTTTTGGTTCTTTGCCTGGAGCCTCTTCCTCGGTCTTGACCTCAAGCTTGGCTACCTCTGTTTCACGGCCAGTTTGCTTGCGCTCAACGCCAGGCTTGGGGGCGGGGACTTGCTTCTCTGTTACGGTTGTCTTGGTGACTGGCTCAACCTTCTGGCGGATGATGTCATCACTGTACATAGCTTTACCATTGATAAAGTCCATGACATTTGCGCCGTTCTCAGGAACGATAAATATCTTGGCACCATCCATCTGGTTAAGGTGGTTGGTGATTAGGTACTTGAAGGTTTCCTTGTTGACATTAATGCAGCCAAAGGAATAGCGGGAGTCTTCTGCTCCGGGCTTCTCTAGCGCAGCCAGGCGTTGCTTGGCGTCCGTCTCATGCGTCCATACAGAGTGCATGATAGTATTGGAGTATGGGCCGTTGCTTCCCATATGGGATTTGTCCAGCACAAACACCTTACCAAAGTCATAGTCTCCAGCGGTATAAGCCTCTCCAGCGCTTCGTTTAGCATCACGCAGGCCGAGATCAAACACGCCGGCCGGAGTAATTCTATTGGCTACGATCTCATTGTCGCCATGCATGTAATCGCCGATGGCCTTACCAAACAATGTTTTGCTTTGTAGCAATAGCGATCCATCAGGATTGAACAAGTAAGTGTTACCGCTGCGCTTATCTGCAACAATGAACAGCTTGTCATTAGCCTTAAGCTGCTTTTCCAGGGCTGGGTAGATCACGCCATACGCACGTTTGGCGGCGTCAGACATGGACTGCGCTTCTTTTGGAAGGTCTTTGATAACCTCGCTGGTCTTGATGTCGTACTGGGGAACTGCAATCGTGTACGGCTTGCTGACAAACTGAGGGTTAAAGACAATAGCCACAGACAGCACGCCGTTGGCCAGCTGCTTGATGATCGCACGGATCTTGCCGTTAACAGCCTTGGCGCCTTCTGTAATGAAAGCAATGACATCTTTGCGGATGCTGTCAAGGAACTTAGTAGAGCCACGCTTAGCCCCGTACTGAGACTCAAGAGACTTGGTCTGGTCTTCACTGAGCTTGGATACTTGGTTGGTTAATAGAGCGTGCTGCTTCTCTTCACCTATTTCCGTGAACTCGCCTTCAATCGTGTATGGCTCATTAGTCAGCCGAGGCGCAGCTGGCTTTTCTTCTGGCCCAAGCACCTCCACCTCCGGATCACGAACCATAACTTTGTTGGAATCTTCTGCAAAGTCAAAGCCAAACTTTTTGTAGAGATCCTCAAGCTGCTGGCGGTCCAAGCCAAAGTTCTTTTCCTTGATGTTTACAAGAGGAGTTGGCTCAATATAAAGGGTAACGCCATACTGATCGGCGGCATCCACAATGTTCTGGAGCGCTTCATTGGCCTTGCCTTGGTTTCTCTTTGCTTGGTCCACCAGCAGGGCGTTGATTACCAGATCGGTAGACTCACCTTGACCAGTTAGGACGGCATTCTTATCCTGGAAAAGCACAAGCTGCGGCGTAAGAGATACGCGCACGCCATCTTTCTCAAACGTGCGATGGGGCTCACCACCCTTGTCAACATAAGTGCGAGGGTCGTCAAGAGCCAACACCTCATAGCCGTCATTGAACAGCACGGATGCCAAGGGATAGCGTAGATTGCGCCCCTCTGGAGTTTCTACTGGCTCAGGTTTGGCTGGCTTTGCAGGAGCTTCTTCCTTAGCAGTCTCTTCTTCTTTCCCGCCAATAATGTTGCGGGCAATCGTGGCTGCTTCCTCTAAGTCACCATCGTAGTACTTATCCTGGAACGCAGAGCTATCAATAGCTTTTTCATCAGCCTCTGTAGCACTGTCAAAAGCCTTTGGATCTACGCCGTAATAGGTGCGAGTGAGGCGCTCAGCTGGAGTCATACTCTCGGCGTTGTTAGCCATAAAGAATGCGTAAGCAAACCCCTCGGGCGTCAATGAGCGGGAGTATTTATCTTTGCCGCTTAGTTTGACTATCTTTGAGCCTTCTGTTGGCTCAACAGGGGCCATAGGTAATTCATTCTCAAAGTTACCCCATAGCAGGGTTTTTTTTGTGTATGGATCACCGTAAAGGTTAGGGTCAAACGTCAAATGCGCTGGCGGCAGGTTATTTAACTTGGCAATGCGACCAACAGGATTTTCCAATGCCCAAATTTTTGGCTGAAGAAAATTAACTGTACGGATCACTTGCATTACCAACTCGTTACTAATCTCTGTCTGGCCCTTGGCGTCTTTTTTGGCCCAGAATTGAGCGCCAGAAGAGGCGAAGTCTGTGCAAGGAGGGGCAGCAAGAATGCCCCATACATCCAAATCTCCATACCCATTTTCAAGTAAGTACTCTGCACTAAAGTCGTTAATGTCTTCGCCCGTTTGAATATCAAAGGTATGAACATCGTAGCCGGCTTCATGCCAAGGTTTAGCCCACTCACCAGAAGCATCAAACAAACTAAGAATGGTCTTGTTGTAATTTTTATTAGCCTTGCCCTGGCGTGCCGCCTCCGCCTTCCACTCATCTATCTGAGCCTTGGCCTCTTCGGGCGTCATCATTTCAGTCGCCTTGGGTTTAGCCGGCTTTTCCGTCGAGTGCATCAATGCATTTTTGCGGATATCAGATGGGTCTTCCTCATCTAATTTTTCTTTAAGAATATCTCCAACAACTTTTGAGTCTGCCTCAAATGGAACAACCTTAACACCGTCTTCATTGACCGGCGCTTCTTCGTCTTTTTCTTCTTGAGCAAAGATATCCTTTTGGCCTTGTACAGCTGCAATATCCGCAGCGCGGTCACTACCTGTTAAAGTAAATTCACCAACCTCTTTGTCAGCTTTGGCCCTATCTCCAGCTTCTTTATTAGCCTTGGCCTCGGCGGCCTCTTTTGCCTCCGCCTCAATACGATACTTTTCTTTAGCCCTTAATCCTTCTGGGGTTGGTTTAGTAAGCGCTTCTCCTTCATCTGGTTCAGTAGATGGAATCTCGCTTTCGGGCTCAACGCTGCGAGCATTGATTTCACCCTGTCTTTGTTCGTCTGCTGCTTCTTGAAGCTCAAGATTTTGCTCCTCGGTGGTTAGGTAGTCGTTGATTAATTTCTCGGCCTGTTCAATAGATCCAAAGATTTGTTCAATTTCTACCTGTGAATCGTAAGGAATATAGTTCTGGCCACGGACCTGGTCCTTGATGTACTCTTCCGCCTCTTGGCCATCAAAGCCGGGAACGCTTGAGCGCATTTGGAACGGCAAGAATTCGTCCAAATCCCCATTGGAAACCATGTCTGCAATTGATGTAGGGCTCTTTTTGGCTTGAAGCTTTTTCTGGTAAACCTGTGGGCTTTTACCAAACAACTCAGCCATATCGCTAGGGCCAAGCTTTCCTGTTAAAGCTGTCCATAAGCTCATTCCAGGTTTACCCTTGATTTTGCTTACAGCCTTCTCACCCTCTGCAACCCTTTGCTCTGCCTCGGTAACTTCCTGTGGCCGTGGAACAGCCTTGCGGATTACTTGTTGGGCGTTATTGGCAGAAGTATTTGCACGCTTGATAGCGGCATTAAACTTGTTTTGATCAGCGTTATTAAATTTTTCTTGTAAGGCATAGTGCCCAGATAAAAGATTTGACCTATCAGCCGTTAAAACGTTGTATTGATCTTTTAATTTACTTGCTTCTGAATTTGATTTTATTTTTGGATCAGTAACTTCATAACCAAGATTGTTAATAGCCTCTACAACACTTCCAAGTGTTTTTTCTACATTATCAAAAGCAGCCTTTGCCTCAGGTGAGGCTGTTTTCTGAAAGGCGTCGTAATAATCTTGCTCTGTTGTTAATTTTTTAGGCGCAACTGGAGCAGCAGGCTTTTCTTCTTTTGCAATTGGTAAAGATGGTTTAACTGCATTAGTTCCCTCTCCCACAGTGGCAAATGATTTTCCTTGAGCAACAGCAATGCGAGCCTGTTCTGCATTTGTAATAGGCGTTATGTTTGTTAAGCCGCCTTTGATTGGATCTCCAGCATAATGTTTTATAACAGTTCCATCTATGCCAGTTAAATGCAGCGTGTTTGTTTTTGGATTAAAAAATCCATTTTCTGGATCTATATAGTCAGCTGCATTAGAAATACCATCAAACATGCCTTTTAAATCTTTATCCAAGATTTGCAAAACAGGAGTAACAGGTGGCTTTACATTGGCTGCGGGCGCTTGTTGTTCTTGCGCTTCTGCTTGCTTGGCTTTAGGGGTTTCAATGCCACTTAAGGCTCCTTCAATAGAGACTGGGGTTGGGGTAGTGGGAGCTTGTGCCTCCATTTGCTTGCGAACAAATTGACCAGCCTCTGAAACTGTTGGCTGGATTTCAGCAGGCGTTTCTTTTACTCCGCGTTCAGTTAAATAGTCATGTATGCGGGCAATATCAGTATTGCTAATTCCGCCTTTAGTGAGTACTTCTAATTGGTCGATAATTTGCTGGCGTGTTTTACCTGATGCCAAGCCATTTTCTACAATTTTGACAACCATATCCCTCAAAAGAATTTTGTCATCAAAAGGAATTTCTTCGTTTGCGGCGTTTTCTCTAGCAGGACCTTGAGGCAAACCAATGCGATCAGCAAGCCCTTTGGCTGCTTTGGGCTCTTCAACATTAACTGATGGTAATGTTGCAACACCAGCAGGAGGTTGTCCCAATGCCTCACGCAGCATTGCTTCTGTGTCCATAGACTCAGAAGGTGCAGCAGTCAGGCCAGCAATACCAGCCGGAGGTGGCGCAGGCGGTTCTTCTGGAGGAGGCGCCATTGCAACGCCTTGCCGTGGCTTAGCAACTTTTTCTGCAACAACTGGTTGATTTTGATAGTTGTTGGGGTTAAGGCGAGCAACAGCCTCTTTGTTAATTGCGTTTTGACTAAATTCAACAGCATTAAGGTCTGCCATGATGGCTTTACCCAAAGCAGTTCCAGGAGCAATACGCGGCTCCACTCTGTCTTTATAAAACTGGGAAGCTATATGGGTGGCTTTTGTACCGCCCTCCATTACACCGCCCATTAATAACGTTTGCAAGAACTGCTGCTTAAACGCATCTACGAGATCCATTTCATCTGTAGTCAGTCCAGCCTTTAATTCTGCTGCATTTTGACCAAGATTGGTAACCGTCTCGGTTGTATGCTCTGCCGCTAAAGCAGTGGCTTTTTCGGCAATATTATTTTTAACCATAAATTGCTCAAGTCGGCTACTTCCGGCGGCTGCTCTAGCGGGGCCAGTAAATGCCTTGAGCATAATTGCATTGCTTAATGCTTCGGGAACAGCTTCCCAAGCGCCATAAGAAGATGCAGCATCATCAAATTCTTTTTTGGCATTTTCCCAATCAGCTTTTCCAATTGGTTTGTTATACAGCTTAATAGACTCTTGGTTTAATTTATCTCTAAGCCTGTTTAAAAAGTCATCTTTACTTGCTCTGTATGCAATAGTTCCGGAAGTCCCCATTCCGCCGGCAATAGCGCCAGGAATTCCAGCTACAGCAGCGCCAGCAGCATCTCCAACAATAGAGCCAACCATAGAGGCCAGGCTAAATCCCATTGACTTAGAAAGTCCTTGGAATGCGTCGTAATTTTTATCCTGCTCTCCTGATGGAGTTTCAGGATTCATCGCATTAATAGTTTTATCTACCCAAGTTTCCTCGCCTGGTGCGCCAATATCTCCAGCACGCAAAGCCTGAAGACCAGCCGCTACAAACTGGCCTGGGATTTTTGGAATTTCGCTGGCAACAATTTTTCCAGCTTGAGTTGCTGCCAGAATAGGCGTACGACCTTCTGGGTTAAACATTGGCCTAGCGCCACCAGCACCTTTGTAGATTTCTTCTTCAGATACGCCACGCTCTTCCGCAGCTTTTCTTGCAGCATATTCATTGGCTGCTTTTGCTTTATCTCCAGGAAGTAGGCCCATTAACATTTCTGAGAATGTTGGGGTGTATTCTGTAATCTCAGGACCACCGCTAGGTTTACGCAAACTAGCTATGCCGCCTTTTGGGGCTGTAGCGGCCGCGTAAAGCTGCTCTTGCGGAGACAACGCTGGGTTACCTGCAAAGTCAGGAACCTTTGGCGCAGGTGCCGGAGGTTGGTTCTCAAGGTAACCTAGGATCTTAGCTTTAGCCTCCGCCGGGTCTTCAGTAGTAATGTCGTACTGCTGACCTTTGTACTCATAAATGGGCATGGCGAGCCTTAATCAAGTTTAATTACTTTTGGCGCTGGGGCGGGAGAGCCTCCAAACATTCTACTGAAGAATCCCGGCTCTTCTTTTGGGGTTGGTTTTGGTTCACGTTGGACTGGAGGAGGAAGTCTCATCCCTGGAGCATAGTGAGTAATTGCAATATTTCTGGCTGCTTCCAAAATATTGTAATAATCATCACTGTTAATTTCTACATTTTCCAATTTCTTCAAAATAGTTTGATACCCCTTGTCTCCATTTATTTTGGCTTGAGTTTGCTGATCAAGTTTTTCTTCTTTTGATGGCTTGGTTGCTTCAGCTAAATCATCTTGAGCTTTGCGATGAGCCGCTTCACTTGCGTAATTAGCTCCCATCATCCTATTTCTTTGGCGCTCAATATCTGCTTGAGTGGCGTTGTGAGAAATCATTTCTTGTAATTTAAGCGCTTCATTCGTTTCAAGCTGTTTGTAATGAGCAATAGTTCCACGCATTTGTTCTTGCGCAGTGCCCGCACTAATTGCCTTCTCAGAGGCTCCAACTTGAAGTTCTTGAATCTTACCAAGACGGTCTGCAATAGCCTTTTGATAGTTAGCGGCATCAGTAACGCGACCTTCAATTTGCGCTTTTGCATAAGCTTGACGTAGCGTTTCAATGTCGGCATTTAGCTTGCCAACTTCAATAGTTTGCTGACGCTCAAGAGCCTGCTGGGCTTGTTGGCGTTTAACATCTTCAGCCGTAAATGCGCCGTATGACTTACCAAACCCACCCATTGCCTCACCAAATCCAAGACCTTTATGGCCACGAGTAGCTTCTCCGGCTGCAATTAAGGCATTTGCCAATCCAGCAAGACCCATACGGCCTTGGCCTTCTTGGAACTGAGCCTTACTGGCTTCATTTTGAGCCTGAAGTCTCGCAGACAATTCAGCCAACTTATCGCCTGGAATTGTGTTTACAAGATTGGCTAATTCTGGATTTTTATCCAATATTTCTTTTCTTATAAGCTCTGGGTCTTTAGGCATTGGTATATCAGTATCACCCCTAATGGCTTTAGCTATGGCGGAAGTTGCTGCGCCCTCTAAGGATGCAAGTCCAGGTGCCTGCATTGCGGATACAGGAGGACCCTGACTTTGATCGGCAGCAGCCATTCCGGCGCTAGCTTCGGCTTCACCAGCTGTATCCTCATCAGTTTCACCGCCACCACCAAAAGCAACAATACCGCCGGGTGCGTAGTTAAACATGTCATGGCGCACAGGTAGCTCAGCTAAGCCACCGCCGGCCATACTAGGTGCTGGTTGAGGCGCTTCCTGTGGAGCGGCTTGACCCATTTGAGCGGCTGGCAATTGAGCAATACCCTGCGGGCCTTGAGATCCTTGCGGAACAGCGCCCGGCATAGGTGGCGCTTTTGATTCTGACTCAAGCTTCTCTTTAACGGACTGCGTTGGAGGCTCTGCCCTGCGTTGCTCTGACATTTTGCGGCGGTTAAGCTCACCAAGAGCCATGTAAGGAGGCACCTCTGGATTCTGCCCATTTGCATAGGACATGATCACTTGAGTAGGAAGATCCTTAAGATTTTCCTGGATTTGTATCAGATTCATTTTGAGTACCTTTATGGTCCTAAATCAAGCCCTAGTTTCTTCAAGAGCGATCCAACATCTTTGTATCCAAGCGCAGAAGCTACAGATGTAGCGCCACCCAGTGAACTTAGTAAAGCGCCCATCCCTGTTAAAGATCCGGGCGTGTTTGATACAGAGGCAACGGGTAATCCAGAGATCATGTCGCGCTGGAACTGGACCTGCTGATAAGGATACTGACGCTGCTTCTCAAACTCAGCCAAGTCAGCCGCAGTGCCCTCTGACTCAATGCCACGTTGTACAGCACCGCCGGCCAGCTGCGCGTTAAGGTTAGCCAGGTTGGCTTGATTACTCATGTTGCCCAATTGGCCTTGAGCCTGTGCGGCACCAAGTGCAGCGTTCTGAGCATTAAGGCCAAAGTTAGAACCAAACTGTTTAGATTGCTCGGTTGCTTGTTGGCCAGACAATCCATACTGTGCGGCTAATTGAGCCGCAGTCATACCCTGTTGAGAGCCAAACTGGGCCTCTTGGATCTTGCGTTGCTGGTCAGCGTTAAATTGCTGTTGTGCATTATTAAAGGCGGTGTTATATCCCTGGCCAGTAATATTGGCTAGGTTAGTACCAAGATTGCGTTGTGTCTCGGTATCCATAAGAGCTTGACGGCTTCCGCCAAACGCCCCTGCATTTGCCATCTTTCCAGCATTTTGCATCTGGGTAATTTGAGACTGCCTACGCGCTTCTTCTATTTGAGGATTGAGAGAAGCCTGCAAGTACGGATTCATGTACTGCTGCGCTTGTCCGGCATCAAACCCAGATCCCACTGATTTGTAAGCATCAGGCGCTTGGAATTGGTTTCCAAACGTAGTTGGGGCGTATGACATACCCGACAAGTTAGTCGCTACATTACCAGCGGTAGTAGCTGCTTGACCAATAGAGCTAGGAACCGTTAACCCAGCTAAACCTTGAAAGCCTTGCGTTTGAAGCGCAGAGGTTCCTGCCGTTAGCGGGCCTTGGTAAGCTTGATAAGGCGTATTAGCTAATGCCTGGGCTTGACCCAAGTAATTAGTAATATACGGAGATGCCCACTCTGCCAGACCTTGGGCATTAGTCCCGCCGGTAGTTAAGTTATTGTCAAGCGTAGATGTAGATACAGGATTAGCCATGATCGTTCCTTATGCTGGCAGGTACTTTGCCGCTTTTGTATTAGCAGCTACATTTTTTGTAGCTCTACGAACTCGTTGGATTCGGTCCATCATCTCATACAGGCGTTTGGCGCCTGCATCTGTAGAACCATTTCCTAGCTCGGAAACAATTCTTGCTGGTATAACAAACTCGCCATCAGCAAGGCGGGCGGGTTGTTTTTGGCCAATTGTAGCGGGGATACTATCGGATACACCATCTCCTGGCCCTTTAAGTAGCCTACCGCCGTCAGAGTAAGAGCCAAGGTTATACATACCGCCTTGAGCCAGTGCAGTAATGCCGCCGCCTTGGGCATAGCGTGAACGAAGCAAACCACCATGCGCAGCCATGCTGCCGCTGTGATCTCCTGTATCCGCAGTTCTAGTTAAAGAGTTTTCATAGCCGCCACCAATTTCTGAACGGGGTCCGATGTTTTGAGAAGCGGTGCGATCTGCCGCTGACTGTTCATTTGCCGCTGCAATAGCAGCACGCGTATCATCATCAAAAGGATTGCGTTGAATTTTTGTTCCGGGCGTACCTGCGCCAGCTTCTAAAGCATTTTTTAGTTGGCGGGCTTCCTCTGCACGAGCTAAGATTGCACGTTGTGCTTCCATCTGCCCCGGATCAAACTTATTTTGGATCATTCCCGGCAAGGTCATCCCCCAACCAGTTAAAACTGCATCTTGCACTTTAGCCATGCCAGGGTTGTCTGCAAAATATGCAGCTTTTTGTTCTGGTGTTTGATTGTGCCAAGCAGTAGGATCGTTCTTTATTTCCCTTTGAGCCATCCCCGCGCTACCGCCTACGTTATTCCACTCAGGACCTTTGGAGCGAGGAAGCGTCATTCCATAAGGATCTGTATAGTCCACTGGTGAACTAATACTTTTAATCCCAGCTTGATCAGTAAGTCCAGCAAGAGAAACGGAATAAGGGTCAGTAAAGTCTGCCGACGAACCATTTCCTACCGGGCTATACAACTGTTTAATAATATATGGATAATTAGGATCATTAGGATCAAGTGGCAACTCATTTGGCTTTTTACCTTGCGCTACTAATTGGCGTAGTTGGTCCATTGATACCCCGCTAACCGTAGGTTGCAATGATTGAATAACGCCAGCAGCACCGCCATCAGCTAACGAAGCAATACCGCCGTCAGCATAATGTGAACGCAGTAGTCCGCCATGAGCAACACCACTACCCCGTCCTTCACCAAAACCACCGGTAAAGTTTCCACTGGAATTACCAGTAAGACCCTCGGCAGTGCCAGCAGGCCCTATTGAATACCCAGAAATAGGATTAGATCGATTGTCTGTTTGATTATCTGTTGATAATTTATTTTGCTCTGCAATTCTTAAACCAACAGCGCCTTCATGACCATAATTGGAGTCAACATTTTTAGCAATTGCGTCAGAAAGAGTTGTAAGTCCAAGATTACCAAGGAATGCGGCAGCTCTATTTGCGGCCGATGCCGCGCCAGTAGTTACGCCACTATCACCTAAAGCATTAGTAGTTGCACCAGCATAACCACCAGAACCTATGCCGGAATCACCGCTTCTATATCCACCACCACCCCTGTTATTCCATTGGGCGCGCGCTAACTCTTCAGCAGTTAATGAATCTAGCGCCGTATTAGAAGCTGATTGATCTGCTGATGTTGCGGCAGTAGGCGCAGTAATTGGCTTATACAACAGAGGATTGAAGTAAGTAATACCACCTTGTCCAGGTCGATATAACTTACCGCCTGTTGCATCTTTCTCCAACATCTTAGTTAGGTAATCCGTCTGGGTTCTGTCAGCAGTAACACCGCCAATGTCGTATCGTTGAGTCATCATCAAACCTCCATCTGCCGCTTTTTGGGCATAATTAGAAACGTATTGTTTATTTGGGCTGTCATAAGGTAATGCCATATTGCTAGCGCCTAATGCAGAAACAGGCGCAGGTGTATCATTTTTCTTATTCATCATCTCCAGCATAGCAATAAGCTTGAGAAGTTGATTGGGGTCAGATTGAGTTTTTTCCTCTGAATCGCCACTTAAAAGATCTTTACCTTTTTTAAGGATGTCTTTAGTTGTAAGCCCACTTGAGGCTCCAGTTTCTGCTCCAGATCCAATCTTTGCAGGATCAAATAAACCAGACTCTTTTGCAGCTTCACTTACACCATAGCCTGGAGTACCCAAACCAGACTCAATTGCAGCCGGTGTTAAATGGCTTGCCGCCTCCACAGAAGCAATTTCTGGCGCAACAGATTCAGCCGCTGCCGGGATTACTGCCTCGGCTGCTGCCCCTGGTAAAACAGAAGAGCCGGCACTTGGGATAACAGCTTCAGCGCCAAATGGCATTCCCATGAAATACATTCCCGCCATGCCGGCCATCGCCAGTCCCAGAGGGCTTTTAAGAACATCTCCAATAGCATTGCCTACTGGGCGAAGTACATCACCGAGAAAGTCGCCAACGCCTTTTAAGCCGTTACCAAGATCATCCAGAACATTAAACTCAGGCAATCCAGTCTCTGGATTTAATGTGCCAATACCACCTTTAGAGCGCAATAGCTCTGCCTCTTTAGGGCTGATATGAGCCAGCATGGTGTCTTTGCCACGGCCCTGCTCTTTCATGTGCTGAGCAACATCTGCAATACCACCAGCGGCCATCCCGCGATCTTGTTGTGCGCGAGCAATGCTTAAAGCAAATACAGACAGAAACTTAGGGTCGTAGTTCTCAGGAAAAACATTTGGCGGCAATGAGCCTTTTGCAGCAAGCTTAGCTATAGCCTGCTTATATTGAGATTTGTGGTCTTTAAGATATTGAGTAAGTTGCAACAATAAGCCAAGCGTCTTGCTATCTAGCTTATTTAACATTGGAGCAATACGATCCAACGCTTGATTAACCGCCTGCGAAGCCGCTGGATTAGACTTAGCCACGGTTTGCTGCATTGCACCATAGGACTCATTCAGGCTCATTGGCCTGCGCAGAGACGTAATTCCTTGGTTAGATGCCATACATTTTCCTCAAATCTTTGCAAATAATATCATTGTTAGCCAACTTTCCAATTGGTTCCATCAGAATAAACAGGCACTGCAACAACTCCACCTGCTGTTACAGTTGATCCAAATGTTGGTGCTAATGCATCCGATACAAATGATCTTGCTCCAATTCCAACTACTGATGCGCTTGGTAGCGTAGCTACTGTATACACAGTTAGTGCAGGTATATAACCTAAACTTATACTTATCTGGCTAATAATTTTGTCTATTTGATTAAAGTATAGACGTAACACATTATTTAGTTGATTAATGTAATTAACATCATACTGCTCCGTAGCAGCAGGTAAACGTGGCGCCACTACCTGACTTAAAGCTTTATCTGATGTAACAATAAATGTCATCGTCTTCCATCCGGTCTAATATCAATACGGGGTGAACCTAACTGCCATTGCGTGCCAATCTTATTGGAGGTAATACGCATAGACATCTGCCGGCCACGAACACGAATATAGACTTGTCCCGTAAACGTATCCAGGTCTATTGGGTAAGTTTGGGTTGCAGTTACAACCTGGGATGCATCATCACTAGTTCCACCAATTGACTTAGGGTTGTTATATCCTGATCCAGAGTTTTGGAGAGGAAGCAATTGCATTGTTAACGCAGGTGTAGTTCCATCAGTAGATCCACGGAAGGTCAAGTCAGGAACCATTCTCCAAACAAATGCCATATTGTGGCCATCTCCAATATCGTACTGAGATGATGTTATCGTTGCTGTAATAGGCAAAGTTGTACCGGTTTCATTGTCATCTACGCCATATTCATGCTGAACAATGTTATAGCTATAAGTAGCTGCAAGAGGGTAATTGCGCAATCCAGTATCCAGCCATGCTGTGCGTTGCATATTTCCATAGTACCAAGTGTCCTCAAGGTAGTTATAAATGACGTACCTGTCAACTATGTTATTGGGGTTTGATATTGTGTTGGTTCCGTCTGGCCCTGTGATTGAGCAATAGAAGAACCAAACTTCATTAAAGCCTTCGTTGGTGCTGGCAAATACTTGGTCAGACTGGATTAAGTTTATGTTCTCGTAAATGAATTGGCGCAAGTCGCAGCGCAGGGTTTGAACCCGTCCATCGTATTTGTAGAACTTATCCACGCCCATCCAGTAGCTAACGCCAGAAGCCATAGCCGCCGCATTAGGACCAATAATTGATATGTTGTCGGCAAGAAGCTGCGTACTCCAAACAACGGGCGGTCCCAGGTATTGCAACGAATACAGAGATTGGTCCGTCCAAACCACAATCTCTTGTCGGCTTTGTAGGGTAGTGACAATCTTAGATCCATGGGATAAACGAACACTACCAGCCTGGTTAGTTGCAGCTGGATACCATGTAGTCAAAGACTCTTGGTCCGACCAGCGGATAAGCATTGGATCAAGTACTGTACTGCCATAGTCGTTAGTACCAAACACAATCAAGAACCGGCTTGCATCAGAAACGGTAAATGTGTTTTGGACAATTGGCGTATATCCGTCAGCGCCGGGTAAGGTGGAAAGAAGCGTGCCCCTTGGGGAAACGGACTGAACCCCCGACTGGGTTCCTGAAGTGTTAATGTTTGCGCCGCCAGAAGTCGCAGCTACGTTAAAAGAAGCAGCATTAATGTACTTAACGTAGTACGTTACCCCGGGTAACAAGCCAGTCGGCAGCGCTCCAGTTGTGGAAAACGTGATTGGCGTACCGTCAGCCAGCCCAAGTCCGCAGCTTACAACGCAAGGCGAGGCAATAGTCATGGTAACTACTGAACCCGCAAAACCTAAAGTTGCATTCCAGTAATATATTGGGAATCCACGAGGGCCATAGATTAAGTTCTGTCCCCAGTTAATTTGGTTCCAAATGCGCACTCCGGTGGTCGATATAGTTACTGGCCCGCCATTACCCCAAGTACCCGCATTCCAAGTGCCAGCACCCCAGCCTTCAGTTGGGATGTACGTAGAAGATCCTGTAGTTACCTGGTAGACGGCATAAACAGTACCGCCGCCAGTTGCGGAGGATGTGGCTGTACCGGCAACACGGATGGTGTATGTTGTGGCAGATATAAAAGTAAGCTGGTACTCGCCTAAAACCGTAATGCCACCAACAGCTGAAGAATTATAAAAAGTAACAAAGTCGCCGTTAGAAAATCCCGGAGATGCCGTAACAGTTACCGTTGTATACCCTCCAGAATTTGTGGCTGTACTGGTTGTAAACGGGTTGGTTAAAGTATTTTCGGTTCGGATCGGGGTGATGTCGTAGTACGCACCGCCGTTTTCAACGTAAAACTTATTGGACGTTCCGATACCTAATAGGTTCTGCCCAGCCAGGGTTACCCAGTTCCACAAAGAACGGCAAATACCTATAAAAACATTCTGAGAAATACGCTGCCAGCCACCAATCTTTTCGGGCGTGCCCTGGCGAAACCGAACTTTATCGGACTCATACCATCCGCCCTCGTTGGTGTACCGAGTGTTTTCCCTGTTAACCCCAGGCTTGAGAGTTAGCTTTTGTAAAGGCATCGGTCATCCTAAAAATAGGGCACGTTCATCAATGCGGCGGTTTTGCAACCCTTTAAGGATTTTACCCCCAGCCATGCAATACTTCAAGAATTCTTCAGCAGCGCCATCTTTGTCCCCGCGAAGCAGTTTTTGGCGAAGCGTACTACGCTGGAGTGTCCCAAGGCCCACGTTAAAAGAGAAGCTGACAAGCCCATCAAACATACCCTGTGTAAGCATAACAGGGCAGAACTTCTCCACTCCTCGCTCAAAACGCTGTAGGTCTGCTGCAAGAATTCCATTGACTTCCTCCATAGTGAAAACCCTATCATCCTCTGGTCGCAGCGGAAATGCGCCTCGCTCCTCCAGCTTTATCTTGCCCTGCTCTGGGTATAGCACATGGCCCACGCCGACAGTCCACAACTTAGCTGGGCAGCGGTAAGGGCGCTGTTTCACGCCTTCATGGTGGCGTATGACCCCAAGGGCTTTTTCGGAAGTCTTCATTTGCCAAACGCCCGACCACCGAAATGAAACGCGATTATTGAAGCAAACAAGGCTTGTGTGTTGGAATCCCAAAGGCGTTCAGCCAAGGCGGGAAAGGCCACGCCGTTGTTCCAACCGTAAACAAACATGCCGACATCTACAAAGCATAGCAGAAAAAAGAATCCTAGCGTGATAAAGCTACGGACACCGGCACGAAGGTTTTTCATCCATTGGCTTGTGCCTTCGTTAAGGCTTTCGTCATGCTGATAGATGGCGTTCATCTCAGCGACCTGGGCGTTGACCAGATTCTCGGTAGCCTTGGCGGTGGTTTCCATCTCTAGCTGCTGAGTATGTATCTGCTCTACCCTTTCTTGCGCTTCAAAGCCTGCCTTGCGTAGTTCAAGCTCTCGCTCAATCTGCATCTGCGCTAACGCTAGTTCGTGCTTCTTGTCTTGCCGGTCTTGGAAAAAGTCCAGCAGCTTGGGTAGGCCACCCATCAGGAAAGAGATCAAGGTAGAAAGAATAGTCAGCATTTATTTCCCCATCAAAAGTGTTAACCACCAAAAGCATAAACCTAGTAAAAGAAGCACCAGCGCCCCGCCCATCAGCCAGGTTAAAAACTCGTCCATTTCCTCTTTCTTGGCCTTGGCGTTTTTCTCGTCCAGTATTTCCTGCGTCTTGCGGTCTTGGATAATCCTGTTGCGCTCAATCAGTAGCTGCTGCCAGAGGTCTGCGTTACCCGACATGACAAAATAATTGTTCAACTCCCGCTCGGCATCTGCAAGCTGTTTGGCGTGCATGACGATCTCAAAAGCCTGCGCCGTATCGGACTTGGCAAAGCTGCTCTTGGGTGAGGACGCAGCTTTCTGTACCACATCCTTGGCCTCGAAGAACTTCATCAGGTCGCCAGATACGGCCTGTATATCCTTACCCAGTGCGATAGCGGCCTTGACCCCTTTAACGGCGGCTTGGGCGGCAGCAAAGGCGGTGACAGGATCAATCATTTATCCACCTTCTCCCACTTTAAACAGTACACCCTACGGTCGTATACGTCGCCTGTCCAATACCATTTCACGCATACGTACTTTACGGGCGCATCAAATACCAAAAATCTTTTTGACAAACTCAGCAGCAACACCGGGGCCAAGAAGTACAGCAGCAATGACCGCATATAGTAGGTACTCAATTTTGGTCATGCGGATGCTGCCGCTATCCAGCGACTTAGATATGCTGTTGTACCGCTCGGCGCAGACAGCCTCATGCACGGCTAGTTTGGTGTCCACCGAATCAACCATTTTGCACCTCTGATGGCTGCTCCTGTTTGGCTTCCTTTTGGATGGCATCAATTAATTGGAACACCTCTTGGTACGGCTTTGACCCAAGGTAGGCAAGCATTGCGTTGACCAGATTTACGGACAGGGATAACTTGTCGTTCATTTTGCTTCCAGCGCCGCAATGCGGTCAGTTAGTTGCGTGATTAGGGCTTGCTGCTCTTGAATGGCTTTAGTTAGTAATGCTGTAATTTGCGCGTATGCAACTGAATCTGGCAAACCTTCTGCGTCATATTCAACAAATTCTTTTAAGCCTAAAGTATCAATTTCTTCTGCAATAAAACCAGCGTAAACCCTATCTTTTTTATCGCCATCTTTAGGGTTAAAACTTACCGCACGAAGATTCATAACATCTTGTAAGCCTTTGGTGTAGCTCACTACATTTGTTTTGTATCGCAAAGAAGATGTTGAACGATAAAAAACGCCTGTTGAGGCTTCCCAATAAGCAGACGCTGCATTGGCAGCAGTTCTATTGGATGGGTTTAACCACAATCCTCCGGCGTAAATATCTTTTGTACTTGTTGGAGGGGTTGAAGTAGCTGTTTGCCCAACCAGCAAGTTACCGCTGGAGTCTATACGGGCGCGTTCTGTACCGCTAGTTGCAAATTGAACAGTTGCTCCATCTACTACAAAATCTTTGTACGCATTTTGGGCTAGATTCAATCCAACGACTCGCGCACCTGTACCCGCAGAAGTTTTCCCAATACCTACAACAAAGTCAGTATCAGTCTTAACAACTAGTGGCACTAAAGGCGAACTCGTCCCTATCCCCACGTTCTGGCTTGCGTCCACAGTCATTGCCAACGTGCCATTGGTAGAAATACCAACGCTAGTAGACGTAGGGAAATAAACGCCCGTGTTGCTAGATGTCGTGTTGGATTCGGCAGGGGCTGCTGCGCTGCCAAGTACGTTTTGGATTCCGGCGGTTCCGGAGATAACGACGGTCATGATTTATTCCTCTGCGGGGAGTGGTTGATTTCCGGCCTCAAGCCAAGCTAGGTAGGCTACGTAATCGGTGTTGGCGGGGTCAGGCGGAA